CAGTACACGATTGCGTTCGTAATCATCTATCACTCGATGTTCCACACCGTTGTGGTCGGTCCATCTTTGAAGCATAAGGTTATTCCAAGCATATCCTTTTTTATGTTTGTCAGCAAAAGCTTCAGTAAGACCAATTTTGTTTTTCGAACCCTTGGTCCTAACACCCGGATAGGCGGAAAAGATATTGTCTGTTGGATCTCCGCGCATGCACTTTTCAAACAGGATCCATTGCGGATCAGGTATGACCTTGGGTTCTTTGGTCTTTTTATCAATTACCAATTTGCCTTTCTTGTCAAGGATGCCCTCTAACGTATGTAATTCGTCGGCAACACCATTATATTGCTGGACATTCGGCGCCAATAGCTGGTAAAAGTCTGTGTCGGAAGATATAATAACGTGATTGTCATTGGGGTGTTCGTGTATGAATCCTGCAATGAGATCATCCGCCTCAAGTTCTGCATGCTGAAGAACTGTGCAATTAGTCTTTTCTGACAGGAACGTTTTAAGGTTATCAAACGCTTCCCAAAATAGCCTGTCCTCTTCCTGCTCGGATTCAGTGAGGGCCGCACGAGCCACAGCACGATTCTTTTTGTACGGCTCGTAATAATCTTTTCGCCATGACCGTCCTTCCAAACAGAATACCACATGATCGGCTTTCTGATCCCGCCAAGCCTTATTAACCGAACCAAGGGTAACATGGATAGCGAATCCTAGTTTATCCCAAGTGTCCGATTGACGGTGAGCTGAGTGGCGAGCACGAAAGAATGTGTTTGCGGTATCTACTATAAGGTATCTCATGTATTAATAATAGCATATTATAATAGCCTGGTCAAGTGTGGCAAAAGAAATTCTGCCCATTTTCTATGAGCATCTGCTCGAAAATGATATGATTGGTTTGATTCGAATCCTTGATCTGATAACCATTTGTAATATGTCATATCTGGATCGTATGGATCTATATATGAGTCATGCCACGATAATGGTTCTTGGGTGTGAAAGTCATTATAGGTATTAAAAAACAAATGCGGTATTTTCAAATCTAATAATTCAGTGTGCAATTCGTGTATGTCGTTGTGTGCTTGCTTAGTAGCTTGATTCCAGTCTAAATTGATTATATAATCTGTATATTTTTCTTTTACAGAGTCGGGCCAATCGTGTCCTACACCTCCGGCATTGATTTGCCAATATACATTATCATACAACCATTCTTCACGTTCCCAAGTGCTCCACCCAATTATGACAGCATCTGGTTTGTTGTTAGCTATGTAATTTTTTGTGGTTCTAATAATTCTCGAATTCGAACTGGCCGATTCAGCATCACAATGTAATATGGCAAACAATTCGTTAGCTAAATTACAACCATAACTGGCTCGTTCGTTGTCTGGATGTGGAATACGACCCAAGCTGTAAAAAAATGGATCATCTTGAGCGAAACAGTAATTGTTGACCGCCTCTGCGCCTGCACTATGGCTATCGCCATTAACGTAAAGAATCATGAGATTTCAGTACGTCCGTTTCCTAAGTCGTTGCGATCAACACGCCTTGGTCTTGAATCAACCGGTTGATTGGCTTCCCATTGTTCATAATTTTCGTTTAATATATTACGACAAATACTTTGAAACCATCTGTCCACTATAACATCATCTGTGTCGTCTTTGCGTTGCATATAACCAGCCTTGACCAGTCTAGCAACAAAAACTTCATTCCAATCCAGTTCGAACGATCCATTACCAATATCATCTGGATCCAATTCTACACTCAAGATACTGATGTATGGTTCGCCTTTTTCTGTAGCAATTTCCTTGGCGCTTTTGGTGCTTCTTGTTTTACTTCAGGTTTTTTCTTTAACCAATCGAACATCATGTCCCCCATTCGTTCTTGAATAACGGTACTTGTAATCTATCACTGTATCTCAAGCCATGCTTCATTGCTAATTCTGCTACACGGCGATTGTTAAGTGTATATACACTTTCTACACCGCCCACTGGCATCAGATACACAGATCCTCTAAATCCAGCATCACGATAGGCCTTAACTGCTTTTAAAGCATCAGCAACATCCTCTTCTGTGGCCACAACGAATTTTAAATATGTGTGTCCAATTGTTTGATATCGATAAACAACATCTGGACGTATGGCTTCGGACCAAGATTCACCACTTGCTGGCAGTTTGGCACTCACACTGAATGTGACTTCTCTACTGAAATTAACACCCGGCATTTGCCATTCCATTAGATAATCTGCTAATTCTTCAGATAACTCTTGTGTGCCATTTGTCTCGAATGTGATTTCTTTTAATTTACGCATGCGAGGATGGTTAAGTAAATCTGGGTAAGCACGTTGCCATCCTAGCAGCGGTTCGCCACCAGTAATTACTAAGTGTTCATCCTTCCATTTACCATGTGGCAGTATCTCCATGATACGATCCGCAATTGCATTACTGGTAAGTAATGGACTTAGATCTTTAAATCTAGGATCCCATGACGCATAACTATCACACCCAGTAGATACAAGTGGCAGTTCTTCATATTTTGAATATTTGGTAGGATCAACATTGTTTGCTTCATCACTTAGTTTGCCTCTAGGCATACCAAATCCAGCACACTTGAAGTTGCAACCAACAGTGCGAAGGAACACACTGGGAACACCCATGTATCTACCTTCGCCTTGTATTGAATAAAACAGTTCAGCTACTTTAATTTTGCTCATGCAAATAGATCCTCATTCCATTCACGATGACCTTCTCTGAATGCCATATTACTTTGTGTTTCTCTTACTTCAACTCTGTAGCACCAAAGACGTTCAGCTTCACTTGGTCCCCACATGTCGGGGATATATACACCATTAACATATTTGTAAAGCATGTCTGCCAAGCCTTCACAACCTAGTCTTGGCAATACAGTAAGTTTGGCCAATTTCTTTTCTTGTAATAGTTTGAACGTTTCCAATTCAGGATCATCTTGTGCTACAAGTAGCGTATGATCAAATTGATCTTCTAAGATTGATTTTAGTTCTTTAAGACCGCCATAATCAGCTGCCCAATTACGAACATCTAAATGATCTGTGCCAAAGAAAAACTTCATGCTAAAACTATAGCCGTGAATTAAGTTGCAATGACTGTCGGCACGCCATTGACGATAAGCACAAGGAAATGCGTCGTGATACTCTTTGGTACTGGTGTATTTATAAACTCTAGATGGATATACTTCTTGTAAAAACATTTGGTTCTCCTATATTATATTTTAACATAGGCTTGCAGAATTTGTAAAGCGGGAATGAAAGCCAGAAAGGCCGCTGTGTAGAAATGTATTTATACTTTTAATTTGACCACCAATTTTCCCAAGGGAATACCACCCAACTAGGATCATCAAGTTTATTGATATTGCGTCCGCTGTAATCAATCTTTTCGTAATTGCTTGCTTCATTGTTTATGACTACTGCAAAACGAACATTACGATTCCAAACAGCATCCCAAGCAGGGTGTTTAGGTAAACAACTGCTTGGCCAGTCTTGTCTAATCCATTCAAGTGTTGCACCTGAATCATTGATATCATCTACAATCAATATTTTTTTACGGTAAGCAGGATCAGTATCAGCATCGCCGGAACCACGTTCGTCTTTTGGAACATAGCCAAATGCCTGTTCAGCCATCCATAGGTTGCTTTCCGACTCACCGCCATCTCGCAAACTGACCTTGAGTGTTTCACAAGGAACACCAAAATAATGACTTATCATTGTTGCAGGAATCAACCCACCTCGAGTGATCCCTACAACATAATCAGGTCGCCAGTTACTATTTGCAATATCTCTACAAAGTTTATTAACAAGTCCTTGTAATTCTGTATTTGATATCACAAGCTGTTTCATTAGTCTCTCTCCATTGCAGCAGCTTCTTTTATAAGTCCGATTAACTCATCCATGTCTTTGCAAAGAATTTTTGCTGTTGCCCAATCGCCGTTGTCGTCACGTCCGCTGATTTCTAACATAAATCCGTTGTCATACATATAGACACTAAAGTTGTCATTGACTTTTTCAATTTTTTCATTGAGTTTCATTTTAATCCTTTCTTTGATTTAGATTCTGCCATACCTGCTGCAATCATTTTCTTAAACATCAAAACTACTCTACTTTTTTCTCTTTCTGATAAAAACTTTACTAACATGAGTTTATCGTCGTAGCTGTTGGCACCTTTCAAAAACTCTTCTGGAACTGCTAGTTTGGGTTTTTTTGGTTTAAACTTTTTTAAGTTTGCTTTTACATCATCGTCATTGTTATTATTGTTATCCGACATTTGTTGTTATTCTCTCCTTCCTCCGAATAAGTGTAATAGACTCAAAAATAAATTAATAAAGTCTAGGTACAAGGTCAATGCGCCCATAACTTCAATGGCTGGGCTTGAACTTTCCATAATTTGCTCTCGAATCTTTTGTGTGTCGTAGGCAGTCAATCCCAAAAAGATTACGACCGCTGCGGCACTTACAAACATTTGTAAGGTACTTGATCCAATGAAAATATTGATTAGGCTGACTATGATTATTGCAATCAATCCTACCATCAAATATTTTCCTAGACTATCCAAACTTTGTTTGGTAAAATATCCGTAACCGCTCATCACAGCAAACAATACCGCTGCACCAAGAAATGCATTTACAATACTGGCCGTGGTATAAATTACAAAAATGGTTGCGAAACTGAGACCCATCAGTGCTGCAAAACCATGCAAGCACAGTTGTGCAGTAGTCTTACTGGGATTGGTTCCTAGCACATAACCTACTGCAAAGATTGCTGCCAATGGCGCGAAGATAACAATCCATTTGACTATACCGGTAAAAAAGAAAGCCATAAGTGCTGCATTAGATGCCACAAACATGCTAACAATCATGCTTGTGATCACTGCTAGAGCCATGTTACCATATACACGACCCATAGCACTGTTGATTTCAGTGGCTGTTCTATAAGGCAATGCGTATTCCATTTTTCTCTCCTATCAAAATAATTATCTAGAATCCTGTGTTCAATTACACCGTGTATTTCAACGTGGTGCAAACTCCTGTTGCAGTTTGATGTTGTCAAAGAACTCTTTTTTGGTACTTTGATCATCTTTGAACGCACCTCTTAGCACTGTGGTCTGGGTAAGACTACTGTGTGCCATAATTCCTCTATTCTCGCAGCATCCATGGGTGGCCTGGATATATACAGCCACATCCTTACTTCCAGTTGCAAATTCAATTTCCCTAGCAATGTCCATGCACAGTTCTTCTTGTAGTGTGCCACGGCGAGCACACCATTGGGCAATTCGGGTGTATTTAGAAAGCCCGATGAGTTTGGGTCCAGCAATAATGCCAATATATGCAACACCTGTAACAGGTTGGTGATGATGGCTGCAAACACTCTTAAGCTCGGAACGGACGACGAGCATACCATCGTATGCCCCATCAGTGTCATTTGGAAATGCAGTTGCGTTGGGTGTCGGGTCATATCTACCTGCCATCAATTCATTGTAATACATTTTGGCAAGGCGACGAGCTGTGCCTTGACTGTTAGGATCAGTGGCTCGATCAATCAACAATGTATCTAGCACTTGTTCAAATGCTTCGGTTGCTTCGTCGATCAAATGATCCTTGTCCTCATCTGTTACATAACTGCTAATGTTATCTCCGGCCCAATACCTTTTGCCGTCAGCATGCATTTGTTCTCGAATTCTATCGCTTACTCGTGTGTATTTCATAATCACCTAAATAAAAATTATTATACTAAAAATCCAGAAACTTGTAAAGTATATTTTACTTCCATTCCTGCATTAGTGCTCAAATGTAACACATTTGAATCCCAGATAAAACCGTCTCCTGCTTTCCAATTTACACTAGTTGTATATCCATTATTCTCTTGATATTGAATAAATTGACCAATTTTATAATCTTCCAGATATATATTTGCTCTTACTTTTAGCTCTGTTCTGTTAGGAAATCTTTTTGATATCTGATAAAAAGTATCGCGATGCAAAGGAACAGTACATCCTGGTGGTTGCATTATGGTACTAACTGTAACTACTTCAATTCCTAGTTGTTTGCCTAATTGTTTATAATCACATTGCGATTCATCCCACCATAATTGGTGTATTTTTGTGTTTTCAAAAACGTATGATTGTGGAAATCCTCCGTATTGCTCATGTATATCTGTTAATTCATAAACTTGATGTTTTATGCAGCTACTACAATTTTGTGAATAATCTGCTTGTAAAAATTGGGTAAAATCATAATCCATGTGTACTTTTTTAAGCATTGTTGTACCTAGTGCTGTTATTTGTAAAGCTATTTAGATGTTTTAATACCTGTTCTTTATTAACCTCTCCAATTTTTTTTACAGGTGTTCCTCCGTAAATTAACCACGGATCTAAATCTTGATTGACTAGACTATGAGCACCAATTCTTGTGCCAGTGTTAATAGTAATACCCGGTAGAACTGTGGATTTGGTTCCTAAAATAACATGTTCTTTTAAAGTTATGTCACCATATTCCAAACCTTGTTCTACATTGTTATTATGCACTATATGAAGTCCTGTTTGAAAATTATGGGTACCACACATGAGAGTACTGTTACTACAAATACAACTGTAAGGACCAACTGTTATTTTATTGTTTGGTCCGCCCATTAATACGCTGCCTGCTTCAATAGCACTATGTTCATTCAAAATCAAACCTGTAGAGATAAAACAAAAATCATCGATGATGGTGTTATCGTGAAGTTCTACTAATTCTGGAAAACGAATTCTAACGGTTTTACCAATTATGACATTCTTACCAATAAATTTTAATTTTTTTATATCAAAAAAGATATTTTCATTCACGTATTTTTATACTTCTGCAGTCTGGATAATTGTATAATGAATCGATCTGTTCAACGAATTCACCATTAAGTAATTTATTCAAGCCTATAACACATTCCTCTGGCTTCAAATAATAATGGTATCCTATATCAAATTCCTGCTGCGTAGCCCAGTCGCGATATTTAAAAATGTCTCTACCGTCGTAGCGCATTCTACTTGCCTTTTCATATAAATTTTTGTCATCTGTTAATATACAACCGCCTTTACCAATTTCTAAAGGTTTAGTACGCCCAAAACTTATGCATTGAATAGAATTTTTCACATACATATTTTTTTGAAAGTATCTTGCACAATCCCAAATATTACTGCCTTGAAAAACGTAATACTTTTTCCAATCTAGATCTAGCAAATCATAGGGAATATTGAGTTTATGCATTGTTTGTAAAACACTCAAATATGTTCTACACGGAAAGCTAATTTTGTTATTTTGATAACTTAATCTAAATGATATCTCAATTGCATGAGTACAGCAATCAGTTGTAACAGCGTAAGGAGCACCTGTAAATTTTGCTATTTCATGTTCGAATTCTAAAATAGCATCAAAAGCATTGCTATAGTCATTTAATGTTTTCATTAAATTTATTCTGATAAGTGATCTTTTTTAATTTCTTTTACAGGACATTGCAATATATCTGCAATTGTGTTTTTGATATCTATTCTGGTATTATTTAAATTTCTAATTTGTATCGCTCTCAAACCAATTTCTTCCAGTGAAAGATTCGATTCATTGCCTGATTTAAGTTCAGCTTCGAGATTCCAAATTGCTATGTGTATATTATACAGTTTTTCAAATTCTTCATCAATCAATTCCCATTGGAATTTTTCAACAGCATTTGAATAGAAATTATATTCTTGATAATTGGCTCCGTTAGTTTTACCATATTTTAGTTTTGCAATTGCATATCTATCTATAAGTTCTATAACCGGAAACATTACAAGTAAAGACTTTCTAAATTTTGTGGTTGATCTATTATTTTTTGTATTTGAATATTACTTATGTTAGGCCTACACGGAGCACAAAGATTAACATTTGTTTTGTTATAAATTTCATTATGTCTATCATTTAACCAAAGATCTCTAAAATCTCCTGTATCCCAACTGCCTAATTCAAAATTAGGATTTCCTTTTCCTTCACAACAAACATATATTTTTCCGTTGGCACAGAAAACAGGAAAATGATACATTTGATGACATTTTTTATAAGTTCGAGGAAGTGTTTTATTGATATTAATTTTATAAGGTTGTTGATATGTCTCACTTAAATCTTGTAAAATAGATAATGTCGTTTCACTTATAGAGTATGCCTTGTTGTTCAATATCACTGGACGAAAATAGAGAGTTCGCCCACCTAATTTCTTTACTAATGCAAACAGATCATTTAAAGCATCAAAATTATCATTGTGTTGATTAATAAGACATTTAAAATCAACATTACATCCTAAATCTATAAATGACTTGGCGTTGTCGCATACCTTATCAAACAAACTTTTTGAAGTTAAACTTCTTCTAATTACTTCGTATAAATTTTTTTCTCCGGCGTCTATGTCAATACCAATCCATGCAATTTTTTTTAATTTGTCAATTGAGACATTATCTCTCAGTTTATCCAAATTTGATCCATTTGTAGTTATGCTACATAAAAAACCTAAATCGATGGTATGTTCAATAACTTTTTCGTAACCAATTAGAACAGTAGGTTCCCCACCACCAGGATAGGTAATGGTATGTGTGGTTCCATAACTCTTTGGACTGTGTGATCTCCAAGTTGATATTTTATCTAACAAAGAAATATAT